TAAAACATTTCGCAATACAGTCAAGTATGGAGATCAGCCTTTTATTCGTGACCCGGAAACATGGAAGCTGTTTTATGTTTCACCACCTGACATTGTTAAGGTGATTGTCGACGAAGCAAAGGGCAAAGACCCAGCACAATACGTTATCAAAAATATTGATCCAAACTTCCAGAATCTCACTGCTACAACTCCACAAGGTTCACCAGCAGGACAAGCTACAACCGCAGTTAGCCCAGGAACCATTAATGCAAGTGGCGCTGGACGCACAACAGCAGGTGGAGATCCTTACGGGTCTGAGATGGAATACTTAGTTGATGCAACGCATGTTATTCATATTGCACTAACCGACGGAATGGATCTTGTGTGGCCATTTGGTAACTCTGTGCTTGATCCGGTGTTTAAGACCTATAAGCAAAAGGAATTACTCGAAGACTCAATTATCATTTATCGTGTGCAGCGCGCGCCGGAACGTCGTATTTTCTACATTGACGTAGGTGATATGCCTGCGCACCAAGCTATGGCACACGTTGAGCGCGTTAAAAACGAGATTCACCAGCGCCGTATTCCAACAAGAACCGGCGGTGGATCAAGCATGATGGACGCACAATACAACCCACTATCAATTATGGAAGACTACTTCTTTGCTCAAACAGCAGAAGGACGTGGCTCCAAAGTTGATACACTAGCCGGCGGACAAAACCTAGGTGATGTTGACGACTTAAAGTTCTTCAACAACAAGCTAGCACGCGGTCTTGGTATTCCATCAAGCTATCTACCCACTGGTCCTGATGATGGAACTGCAACATACAATGATGGGCGAGTTGGAACTGCTTTCATCCAAGAATATCGCTTTACACAATACTGTCAGCGTCTACAACGTATGATACAGCCTGTATTTGACAAAGAGTTTAAGATGTTCCTCAAGCATCGTGGTTATTCAATTGATTCAAGTCAATTTGAATTAAACTTTGTTGAACCACAAAGCTTTAGTGACTACCGTGAAATTGAAATCAATGGCGCTCGTGCTGGAGTATTTGGTCAGGTTGAAGGTATTGATTACATGAGTAAGCGTTTTGCTCTTAAGAAATATCTGCAATTATCAGATGAAGAAATTCTGGAAAACGAAAAGCTATGGAAAGAAGAAAATCCAACTGACAACGAAGATGTTAGCAATGATGATTTTTCAGACCTTAGTTCAGTTGGTGTGCAAGGCGGCACTGATGGTAGCTTAGACGACTTTGAAGCAGATTTTGACGACTTCGACGACGATGAGTTTGATAACGAAGACGGCGGCGATGAAACATCACCTATTAGTGGCGATGAAGGGGAGGAAGAAATATGAGATTCCGTGAAGTAATGAATGAATATTATGACAAGCAAGAAGATGATTACAACTTTGTAAACATTGATCATATGCGACGACCTCGTATTACTCTGCGTCATTTGCAAAAGCTGCGTAAGACTCGAAGCATCGAAAATCTCGAGCAAAAACAACGTATTAAAGATGTAGCCAATATATATGGATCTTCTGGAAACGAAGAATAGGCTACTTATCACACTGCTCATATCATTAAATGCTACTTTTCATTGTTTTTTAAGCCTTTTTAAAAGGTAAGACACTTTGGTTTATAAATAGAACTGAAGTAAAAAAACATCTGTTTCTGACGACAGAAATTGAGGAGTGTGAAAATGACAAAATCTAAATTAGAAAAAGTGCTAGAGTATATGGTAAACGACGAGAGTGATCTCGCTCGTGATCTTCTACATGAGCACATTGTAGAATCAGCGCGAGAAATTTACGCTGATCTTGCAGAAGACGACGACCTAGCCGAAGAAGATCTTGAGCTAGATGAAGACCTTGACGAATCTTTCTATGATGACGACGAAAGCGACGACTTTGAAGACGATATTTCGACAATGGAAGACGAGCTAGAATCTGAAGAGTATTTCGGCGAAGACGATGACGAAGATGAAGCAATGGACGATCTCAGCGACGAAATGGGCGACGAAATGGGCGACGATATGGACATGGATATGGACATGGACGACGACATGGAAGGCGGCGAAACAGACGCTGAAGAAGCAATGGTTAACGTTGAGGATGCAATCGACGAACTTAAAGCTGTATTTGCAGACTTAATGGGCGACGACGACATGGGCGACGACGACATGGGCGACGAAGTTGCTGATGAATTTAGCGACATGGACGACGACATGGACGACGACACGGACGACGAAGATCTTGACGAAGATGCAAAAATGCATAAGCATAGTGTTACAATGTCCGGCGACGACGACAGCAAAGCTTCTCCAGTCCTTCAAAATGCAAAGGACATGAGCGACGGCCACGCTAAAGCTGTTAACTTTGCAGGCGGCGATGAAAAAGGCGGCGCAGGCGACTCGGCGAAAAAGATGAGCGTAACCGGGCCACAAGAACAAAAAGGCAAGATGGACAAGAAAGTTTCTGCTCCATCTAACAAATCAGAAAAAACCAAATCAAATATTGGTAGCTAAGGACAACAGTAGATGTTTACACCGCTAAGAGAAGTAGTTGCCCCGCAGGCAGCAGAGATTCAAACCGAAAGCCGTGATAACGGTCAAGGTGGCAAGGATCTGTATATGCGTGGCATTTTCATCCAAGGTGGAGTGAAGAATCAAAACCAACGAGTTTATCCAGTTAATGAAATCGCAAGCGCCGTAAAGTCGCTTAAAGAAAAGATTAACGGCGGTTACTCTGTCCTTGGTGAAGCAGATCATCCAGATGATCTCAATATAAACCTCGATCGCGTTTCGCACCAAATTGTCGATATGGACATGCAAGGTAAAGACGGGATTGGAAAGCTAAAGATGTTGCCCACACCAATGGGCAACATCTGTAAAACACTGTTGGAAAACGGTGTAAAACTAGGAGTAAGCTCACGTGGTAGTGGTAACGTTGACGGCACAGGTAATGTGTCAGACTTCGAAATTATTACAGTAGACATTGTTGCTAATCCAAGTGCGCCAGAAGCATACCCAGACCCAATTTATGAACACATCATGAATCATCGTCGCGGTAATACAATCTGGGACGTAGCATCAAGCGTGAGACACGACAAAACAGCACAGAAGTATCTCAAAGAAGAGATGATTCAACTTATCCAAGACCTAGGGAGAAAATAAACATGCCTAAGTCATTCAATGAAATTCTCGGCAGTGATGTTCTTAACGAAGAACTACAGTCAGAGCTCAACGAAGCGTTCGAAGCACGTATTGCTGAAGAGCGTGAGACACTGACAGCTGAATTGCGTGAAGAATTTGCGTCTCGTTACGAAACAGAAAAGTCGCAAATTGTAGAAGCAATGGATGCAATGTTGAAGGATGCGCTCCGCGACGAGATTAATGAGTTCGCAGCGGATAAAGCAAAGGTAGCAGAAGACCGCGTTCGTTATAAGAAGGCAGTTAAAGAGCACGCCAAAATGCTTGAGACATTCATCAACCAGGTTCTTTCAAAAGAAATCTCAGAGTTGCGCGAGGATCGCAAAACACAAAAGGCTAACTTTGGCAAGCTAGAAGAATTCGTTCTTACTCAGCTAACCAATGAACTTAACGATTTCCACAATGACAAACGTGCTCTATCAGAGCAGAAAGTCAAGATGGTCCGTGAAGGTAAAAAAGTTATCGAAACGGCACGAGCTGAATTCATTAAGAAGTCAGCAAAACGACTCGAAGGACTAGTAGAAGATGTTATGCGTAAGGAACTAACAACCTTGCGTGAAGATATCCAAGCTGCTAAGGAAAACGAGTTTGGTCGCAAGATTTTCGAAACCTTTGCGAGCGAGTTTATGACAAGCACACTAAGCGAAAGCACAGTAAGTGCTAAACTTGCAAAAGAAATTATGGGACTTAAGAAGAAGATCAACGAATCAGAAGAATTGATCACGAAGAAGGACCAAGCTCTAACAGAAGCAAAGCGTTATGCTAAGATCGCACAAGATCGCAGCGACCGCAAGGCAATGATGAGCGAAATGCTCGCTCCACTAAACCGAGGACAACAAGAGCTAATGAAGTCACTACTTGAAAGTGTCAAGACTACACAGTTGAAGACAGCATACAAGAAGTATCTTCCAAGCGTTCTTTCCGAGGAAAAAAATGTGAAGAGCAAAAAAGAAACACTATCCGAAAGCCGCACTGCGCCGACCAAGCGCCGTGAAGTTAGCGGAAATAAAGTGAAAACTACGAGCGCCCAGGCAGAGACTGGTGGCTCAGCTGATATTATTGAACTAAAGAAATTAGCAGGACTAAGCTAAAGGAGAAACATCATGGCAGACGTTCTATTCGAAAATTGGTCAGCCAACAAAGAGGCACTCACTGATGGTTTGACCGGAACCAAGACTAAGGTTATGGACACTGTTCTTGAGAACTATAAGGCTCAAGTGCTTAAAGAAGCAGCAACAGTTGGCTCAACCTCATCAGGTAACGTGGCAACACTAAACAAGGTGATCCTACCGGTCATCCGTCGTGTTATGCCAACCGTTATCGCTAACGAACTTGTTGGTGTGCAGCCAATGACTGGCCCAGTCGGTCAAATCCACACTCTACGTGTTCGCTACGCTGAAACATTTGATGCAGCGACAGCAGGCGACGAGGCACTAAGCCCATTCCAGATCGCCAATGGTTACTCAGGTAACGCAACTACAGACCGCGCTGATGCGACATCTGTTCTTGAAGGTCAGGCAGGGCGTAAGCTCAACATCCAGATCCTCAAGCAGACTGTTGAAGCTAAGTCACGTAAGCTCAGCGCTCGCTGGACTTTCGAGGCAGCGCAAGACGCTCAGGCAATGCATGGTCTAGACGTTGAAGCAGAAATCATGGCAGCACTTGCACAAGAGATTACTGCTGAAATCGACCAAGAGATTGTATCATCTCTTAGCTCACTAGCTGGCACAGCGGCATACACATATGACCAGACAGCAGTAAGCGGAACAGCAACTTTTGTTGGTGACGAGCACGCTGCACTAGCGGTTCTTATCAACAAAGCAAGCAACGACATTGCAGCTCGCACACGTCGTGGCGCTGGTAACTGGATGGTTGTTTCACCAAACGTTCTAACCGTTCTTCAGTCAGCTACTACAAGTGCATTTGCTCGCACAACTGAAGGTCCTTTCGAGGCACCAACAAACACCAAGTTCGTTGGCACACTAAACAGCACAATGCGCGTTTACGTGAATCAGTATGCGACAAGCGATGACATCCTCATCGGCTACAAGGGTTCAAACGAGACAGATGCAGCGGCATTCTACTGCCCATACATCCCACTCATGAGCTCAGGCACAGTGCTTGATCCACAGACATTCGAACCAGTTGTGTCCTTCATGACTCGTTACGGTTATGTGGAACTAAACAACCAGGCTTCATCACTTGGTAACGCTGCTGACTACCTCAACAAGATTGCGGTAAGCAACCTAGCATACACCTAATAGTGTAAGCCACAGCTAAACAAAAAACCCAGCGCAATGCGCTGGGTTTTCTATTATAAACAGTTAGGTTACGCTTAATCGAGTTGATCAACAACTGCGCGTATTTTACTCATAATACGAGGGTTTTGAAGGACAACCTTAGCGCCCGGATGTAACGGCACTGGATAACGGTTATAATTTACCCAAGCGTAACCTTCACTTTCACTATTAATCGACGGAGTAAATTCAGTAGGCACAGTTGCTAGAAACGTGTCGTATTCAAAAGACTCGTCGTTGCTTACCATTTTGTGTAACGGAATAAACTTGGTAATGTCAGGCAAGAATCCCAACTCTTCTTCAAGCTCTCGCTTGATTGTTTGCACAGGAAGCTCTTGTCCTTCTTGTGTTCCGCCCCAAAATCCCCAATAGTTCTTATTGCGTCGGTCTGGTGCTCTCAATTGTAATAGGATACGTTTGGTGTCTTTGCTTAAAAGAATACACCCAGATGCTCTTATGGTCATACATCTATTTATTAGACGTAGAGACGCCACCAACCTTCGCGATAGGTTCCCTCGTAGCTGTTTTGCCAAAATTCACCAGTCCATTCGAACTGATCACCAGTGGCAGAGTTGGTATAATATACTGGGCCTGCGCTTGCGCTTGCATCAAATAAGATAGTCCAATCAGTGCCATTGAACATAATGATGTCGTTTGCTTCTGCATTTGGAGCACCATTTGTTCCATACCACCCATTTCCTGGTGAACCATCTGGAACGTCATCAAGGACTAGATAAACCTGACCGCCTATTGCAGCGGGTAACGTTCCATCTCCTGGATAGTTATTTTGCGGATTCACAATAGCATCAACAGTGCCGGTATCAGTTGGAAGTGTATCAGTGTCAATGT